AACCTAGCGCCCATTATACATACCCAATACGTGGTACAAAACGAGCCGAAGTCTTCTCCCTATCTTCACCAGCAGCTAATGCAAACTGCTCTTCGTATGCTTCTTTTAGCATACCAATTCTGGGCGCAAGGTCTGGGTCTTTCATAGATATGTAATAGGCCAACCCTGCGACTAAACAAGGTAAAAACCTAAAGTTCATATCCGCTGTTTCAACACCACTACCTGCATCTTGTACACGCCGCATACGGTAATACTTAAATACATAGTCGTTGCTATCAGGTACAGGCCATACGTTTATTGTAGGATGATCACGTAACCGTTCAATCCACACCTGTATGGGTCTGCCTTGTGTTAGCTTATTAGGTATAGAGGCGTAAGTACTTACACTGATGCGGCTTATGTTGAGGTCAGACTGTGTTGCTGTAACGCCACTGTTGGTACGTATTACCTGCTCAAGTAAATCTATAGTATCTGCGGGTAAGTTATACTCAGATGTACCCTCAACAAGATTTACAATACCTTCATCTATAGTCCAGAGGTTAATACCACGATTCTGCCACTCTATGGTCATTAGGTTCATAGAACGACGAGCAGTACGTAAGTCATACCCAGAACGCATTTCTCGACCTGCACGTTCCCACGCTTCTTCAGCGATCTCCGTGAAGTCCATATTAAACGCAGTAGTACCTGACGTAGTCATTATTACCTCTTACACATAAAGTGTTTTCTTACGTCTACTTTCCATGACCTGCCCACACCCAGTAGCAATAGAACGCTTGCCTCTAGCAAGGCCACCTGTTCGTAATTTCACAGTAGCTGGCTTTGTGTTCTTAACTACCGTCTTACCCTTTGAACCTGCGCGTTTCTTCTTCTTAGCTGTAGCTGCTCTCTGGCTTTTACTAAGCGATTGCGCCTTGCTCCTAGGCAAACACCTGTCAGGGTTCTTCTTGTCTTTAGACGTTCCACACTTGCCCTTAATCTTACCGTCTGTACCGATACGAACCCAGTCTTGGTTTACCCACTTTTTAAGGTCACCCATTACTTCTTACCTTTTGATCCCTTCGCATAGTTCGGATCTTTGCAATACTTGGATGCCGCCATGTTCGCGTATGCAGAAGGATATGTATCAAAGGTGCGTTTCGCCCACGCTTTACCTTTAGGACATATCTTCCCACCAGACTTATAATACCTGCGCATTATCGCATTTTAACAGGACGTACACCCTTACGGGCAATACCTGCACCACGTACTTTAGCTTTACTAGTTCTTTTCTTAGCACCGCCTTTGGTGTTACCTTTGGTAGCCATACCACCGCCCTTCATACCACCTTTGGTAGTCATCATGCCACCACCGGCTTTTAGGTTTACACCACGCCCCATCAACACATCTTTTTGAGTTATCTTGCCATCACCACTTAGGTCTTTCATGCCGCCTTTGGCGTAACCCTTAGTGGTCATACCACCACCTTTCATACCACCTTTAGTACTCATCTTAGTATTCATAGCACCGCCACCTTTCATTTTAGGCATGTCCATACTCATCTCATCTTTACTAGGAGTTATAAACTTACCCGTCCGTTTTTTGTTTGTCTTTTCGTTCATATAATCCCGTAAAGACTGCCCCGGAGCTAAGTCTTCTTTACTGACCGCCGCCATTTTTTTACCATCTTTTTCATAATACAAAGATCCAGCTTTTTTAGCCGCCGCCATACTTTTGTACTGTTCAAAGCCGGAAGGGGTCTGATTTGATTTTGTTTTAGGAGGCGGAGTCGTTGGGGTTGCAGGTTTATCAGCTACAACTTTCTTACTAGCCGCTTTTACCTTATCAGCTTTTTTACCAAGAGCTTTAGCTTCTTGCTCGCCTTTACGTATATTGAACCCTTTACCTACAGGTTTAGCGTCTTGCGCTTTAAAATTAGGAGGAGTTTTTTTAGCTACCTTTTTAAAGGGTTTAGTATCTTTCTCCTTTGTTTGTTTTGTAAAAGGCTTGTCTTCTTTTTTCTTCATTTGTTTTTTAAACTTCGCCTTTCTTTTACCTTCTGCACGACGATTTTTGGATGCATCATCGGACTTAAACATATCAAAGATACCCATTATTCTTCTCCCGCATATAAATTGTCAAATGTAATACCTGCATCCATATAGCTACTGTCACACTCTGCACTGTGTGTCCACTGGCTAGGTCTAAAATCTGGTGGCCCTTCTCCACACTCCCAAAGAGCGGGGTTTGTAACTCGTACCCTATTGTTAGGTAGGGCTACTATATTACCTGTCCACGCTCCTGCATCAGTCAACTCTATAACGTGGCTCTGCTTATGTTGTGCAGGATCATCTGATATATGGCTATCAGTATAATCTACTGTAAACATGTACTTGCCTGTATGAAACTCCCCATCTATCTTACATATCCACGGACTAGAGCTAGCTCTGTCGTAGATGTGTACATGATGGTTACGAGAGCTACAATCCCAAGGTTGGCATAGCCTTGAAGTCATAGCTTCAGGCCACTCTTCTAATATAGTATCCCCTACCAACGCAGTTATGGGCATACGCGCCCACATAGCACCGCCATGTACATTAGGCTCATTGTCATCGTCGTATGTCTCTGCCCCAGTAAACACTACTTGGAAACTAAGAGACCTATCAGGAAGTGAAGTAACGGCTATAGCTAACGCATGGATATATTCACCATGATACTTTTGGTGGTTATGCGTGTACTCTCTCCTAACCCAACATTTAAAATGTGGGATATTTGATTGTAGATAAGCCATTTAACAATTCCATTTACGCAAACTTTTATTTATACGGCTGTTAGGATCATTAGCCGTCTTAGCACTCGTATTACGTTTCTTCATACCCTTCATACGCGCACAGAAAGACTTACGGCGTTTAGCGGCCTTGGAACCTTTTTTCAGTTTGTTAGGTTTAGTAGTTACCGCAGTCTTTAGCTTACTGCCGGGGTTTGCCCGTTTATAACTATCTACACCTTTCTGATTAAGGCCACCAGATTCGCTCTTGCCCTCTTTACGAGTCCAAGCAGGGGATTTTTTTACTCCCCCGCCTTTGGCGTAATCCTTACGCATAAAAAACTGTCAAAGAAGACAGCGTAGTTTGCGTATACACCACGTAACCTCCAGACTTAAATAACACACCGTCGTCAGGCACGTCGGGATATTCCGTAGAGTTTGCTGCCGCACAGGTATTAAACTGCATACGAATACCACCAGTAGCGTTAGTCTCTCGGAAAGCAATAGTACCTGCTGTAGCAGTATTTACTGCGTACATACCTTTAAGGCGCATACGCCCTTGAAACATGGGTGCCGCAATAGATGTGCCTGATCCTGCACTAACATTACCCGCAGGATTACCAACTGCTGTTATAGACGCTAACGTAGCAAAATGTTGTGTACCTACAGCGGTATCATCGTTTGCACCTGTAATAGATTCGGTGACCGCCGCGCCTGTCTCATCTGTACCAACAACAGTAAAAGATTTACTACTGTCGTCACCAGCACTAAGAATAGTTACGTTCCTAGGCTGGTCAAAAGTAACAGCGCCTCCAGAAGCCAAAGCTCCACCTATTACAAGCGCAGCATTATTACCGACAGAAGCGGCTGTAGATATACCATTAGGGTCAGCGGCAGCGGCAGTTATAAATGTCGATTCAATATCAGAAGACATAAACTACTCCTATAAAATTAACTATTAAGCTGCAAATGCAAATACGCCAGTAACGCCTGTACCAATAGCACGTAGGTCAGTGGAGATATTCCAAATACCCTCAGTCGTACAGTAGAAATATATGCGTGACCCAGTACTCATACAATTAGTGGCAGCATTAGCCGGAGTAAACTTCAACGCAGTTTCGCCCGCAGTGGATGTATCGAACGTCAATGCATTAGTAGCCGTGCTTTCAATTACAGAGCCTGTGGCAAAAGCATCATCACCAGCACAGTCAAAGCGCAAGAAAGCTGTACCGCCAGCAGTGTCCTTGCTCTGAGCATGAATACATACTACACCTACAGTGGCAGCGGGGAGAGTAGTAATCTGTTGTGCTGCGCCAGTAAACGGGTTGACGTTAATTCCAGCGACATAAGTGATAGTAGCGCCAGTGGCTTTAGCCGTAACTGTTTGACCCGCTAAAGTAGGTTGGATATTAATACCCAAAACATTAGTGGTAAAGTTACCATTGCTATCTAGATCAAGAGTAGTAGTTTCTGTGCCAGTACCAGCCGCTGTTGCTACGATTTGAAAACCGTTTTCCGAACGGACGGGGCCATTAAAAGTGGTATTCGCCATTAGATTGTCCTCACATGCGAGTTAAGTAAATCTGTCTGCATGTCGTCAGTCGGGCCTGTCAGATTTACCGGAGTTTCCCGATATAATGACAATCTAGCTTATGTATTAAATTAAGTCAACAAAAAAGGGGCCGAAGCCCCTTAGATGTATTACATGACGGTGTTACGCGCCGGGGCTTCCGAAAATTCCCAAGGGATCGGATACACCAAACGAGTAACGCTCACGGGCTTTATAGCGAGAATTACCAGTGTCAAAGTCTGCATCCATAGATGTAGCCATTGGTGAACGGGTAAAGTGCTTCAAGCCGTTAGGTACGTCAGTCATCAAGAACCATGCATCGGTATCAGTCAGATAGTGGTTAATAGAGAACCCTTCTGGAATGGAACCGTTGTTCCTGATTGCGTTCAGGTCATTGTCAGCCGTGCCTACACGTCCCTCAGTCTCCAACAAACGAGTTGCAACGAATTGCAAGTTTGAAGGAATAATGAGCTTGCGAGGTTGTGCTGCAATCAACAAGCCACGCTCGTCAGTCCAGCCTCCGATCTGAATAATAGCGGCTTCCAAAGAAGTCTCATTCAAATCGCCGGATGGACTGACGAGCGTGGGCTGCTAATTGCATCACAGCCTCGTAAACTCATTATCCCTGCAAACTTGCAATTCGTTGCAACTCGTTTGTTAGTGTCTGAGGGACGTGTAGGTACT